GCACGTTGATATTCGACCAGCGTGAGAAGTTGGCGCAGGTGGCTTTAAAAGAGGGCTGTGACGCTGTTCTGTTTATTGATAGCGACATGAGATTCCCGCATGATTTGATTACGATTATGTTGAGCCGAGAGGTGGACATAGTTGGCGTGAACGCAGTGACAAGACGCAGACCGTCATTCCCTACCGCTAAGTTATTGGTTAAGAGTGAGGATGAGAAGGGTATCCGGCATCATTGGTCGAATGTTGATTCACGCGGCAAAGAAGGTATTGAGGTCGTTACTGCTGTTGGATTTGGTGCGGTACTGATCCGTAAGAAAGTATTTGAAACACTGACAGCGCCGTGGTTTGACGCTGGATGGGGGCCAACAGGTGTTGTGGGTGAAGATGTGTTCTTCTGTGTAAAGGCTGGCGATGCAGGTATTGATACCTATGTCGATCATGAGCTTTCAATGCACATTAAACACATTGGCACACATGAATATAGTTGGGATGACGTGGATGATAAAGCCTTAAGGGGCGATAATGGCACTAACTAGCTATTCTGACTTAACTAGCACCATCTCCAGCTATCTAGCTCGCAGCGACTTAGATAGCATTATCCCCACGTTTATCTCTTTGGCAGAGCAGCGCCTGCGTAGAGAACTGCGTATTCGGCAAATGCTAGTGATTGCCCAGGCTACTACTACAGGTGGCGATTCTACTGTTGGTTTGCCCAGTGATTACTTAGAGATGCGCGATATTCATATTGCTGCTAATCCTAATGGCACGCTTGTTTACGATACGCCTAACCTGTTTTATAAAAAGACTATCTCAACAGAATCAGGGCAGCCTAAGCGTTACACGGTACTAGCTTCTGAGTTGCAATTGGGGCCAATCCCTGACGGTGCTTATGTCTTGCAAATGCTGTACTACGCTCAACCTGCTTTCCTAAGCTCTACGAATCCTAGCAATGTCTTTATGGCTAACTGTCCTGACGCTTTGCTTTATGCTGCTTTAGGTGAGGCAGAACCGTATCTAATGAATGATGTGCGACTACAGACATGGGGTACGTTGTACGAGAGAGCTATTGCAGCTATTAACGTCGCAGATGATTCTGGTGAGTATAGCGGTCAACCCATGTCCATGTCTTTTAACTAGGGATTATTATGGCTGAGATGTCTAACTATCTGGAAAATGCGCTAATCAACGGAACACTGCGAAACACAGCGTACACGCCAGTAGCAACTGTTTACGTTGGTTTATATACTAGCGACCCGACTGACGCTAACACTGGCACAGAGGTAGATGGTGCATCGTATGCGCGAGTAGCTGCTACCTTTGGCGCTCCTAGTGATGGTGCATCAAGCAATACGGCTGCTATTGAGTTTGCCCAAGCTACTACTGAGTGGGGTACTGTTGGCTGGATTGGTATCTTGGATGCGTCAACGTCTGGCAATCTTCTTTACCATTCACCATTGGATGCTGCAAAGCTAATCGAGATTGGCGATGTATTTAAGATCGCTATCGGTAACCTTACTGTTACGTTTGCATAATGGCTGACATTTGCGGCCCATTCACGCTTGAGGATTTAGACCAATTTGGTACGCTTGATAGCTTGCCATTTTCGTTAGATAGTAGCGTATGGGAAAGCACAACTACTTGCATTATGTTTTTTGCAAGCGACATTAGCAATACTGCTACTGTTACGGCTTTGGGCGGCATGAATGTAGAAGGCTCTGGCAGCATAGAAGCAAACGCTACGGTATCGGCTAACTCTTTTAGAATACGCAATGGCGTTGCAGATGTTGATGCGATTAGCTCGATCATCATAAAGGGCTATATCTATGGTGAGGAATGGGCAGACGTATCTGAAGAATCTAATACTTGGAGTATTGTTTCTGCTAATAGCAATACATGGACTAACGTACCTGCTGGAACTAATACATGGCTAAGACAAAACTAGCATTTGGTGAGTGGCTGCCAGACCAGCCTGGTATTACAGGTGTGTTGACTGACGCTAATAACTGTATACCTGTTGCTACTGGCTACGCTCCGTTAGGTGCTGAAGCAGACTATAGTACTGCTGCTGGTCAGACTTTAGTAACTACATTTGCCGGTAAGTTTGCTGGATTGTCTACGTTGTTTGCTGGTGGTGCTACTAATCTGTTTAAGTACGATAGTGGTGATAGAGGCCTTGACGCTTTAACAACCACAGGCTACTCAACTACATTATTCTGGGATGTTACGCAGTTTGGCTCTGAGATGATTGTAGCTAATGGCACTGAAAAGTTACAGGCTTATACGTTAAATGTAATAGGTGAAACATTCAGTGATTTGTCTGCTGACGCTCCTACTGCTAAGTATGTAACAGTAGTGCGCGACTTTGTGGTGGCTGCAAATGTTGAGGATTATGAGAACAAGGTTTATTGGTCTGACATCAACGACGAAACTAACTGGACACCTGGCGCAACAAGCCAGGCAGACACACAGGTAATCGCTGATGGTGGCGACATTAAAGGTTTAACGGGTGGTGAGTACGGATTAGTGCTGCTTGAAAAAGCCATCTTCCGTATGTCCTATATAGGTAGCCCGTTGTTTTTCCAATTTGACGCTCTTTCGCGCAGTTTAGGCTGTATTTCTAGCGGTAGTGTGACTCAATACAACGGTTTGACGTACTTTTTAGCCACAGACGGTTTTTATGTGTGCGATGGTCAGACGGTTAAGTCAATCAGCGCAGGTAAAATAGACCGTTGGTTCTTTGATATTGCGAATACAGGTCAACTTGACCAAATGTCTAGCACTGTTGACCCAGTTAAACGGTTAATTGTCTGGTCATTCAAGGATAACTTCGCTAATACCAATGTTTTGATCTATAGCATTGACTTCGGAAAATGGTCGCATGGTGACACTACTGCTGACGCTATCTCTATCGTCATTACTCCCGCGGTAACTCTTGAAGGCTTAGACTTGTTTAGCGCTAGTATTGATGCCTTGACCGTATCGCTTGATGATCGTCAGTGGGACGGTGGGCAATCACTGTTTGCTGGTGTGCAAGGGCAAAAGATTATTACGTTTGGCGGCACTAACAAGCAATGCTCGATTGTTACTAACGACATTGATAACGGTAGGTCTGTGATTACCGCAGTCAGGCCGATTATTGACAATGGAACGGCTGACATCTCAATCTGCAATAGAAACCTGCTAGGAGACCCTATAGCGTTCACCACTGCTATTAGTACAGACAGCGACGGAAAAGCCTCTATGCGCGTTCCTGGTCGTTATATGAGGGTAAAGGCGTCACCTGTTGGTAGTGCGTGGAAAACTGCCGTTGGGATGGAAGTTGATATTGTTACGCAAGGTCTGAGATGACACAGTTTAGAACGCTTCCTCCGTTTGGTGGGGATCAGCGAGCTGTCGCAGAGGTAGTGCGGGGTATCATGGACGGAAAGACCAATAATACTGGTTCCGTTACCTTGGCTGCTGGTGGCGCTACTAGCACGACAATTTATAATGAGCGTATAGGCTACGATAGTGTAATTCTATTAACTCCTACTGCATTGGTATCGTCAACATCTTACGTTCCGTATGGTGCATTCCAAGATGATACAGATCAAACCATTGCAAGCACGACAACCGCTTACCCAATGACGTATAACACTGAGGATTATGCGCTAGGCGTGTCTGTGGTTAGTGGATCGCGGGTAACAGTAGATTATTCTGCTTTATGGAATATTCAATTTAGCTCACAGTTTTCAAACACAGATTCCCAAATTCAAGACATTAGTATCTGGTTTAGGAAAAATGGTGTAGACGTACCTAAATCAAATAGTGAATTCAGTATTACTGAGCGACATGGCTCTACGGATGGTGGCTTAATTGCAGCGCTTAATTTCTTTTTGCCACTGGCTAAAAATGATTACGTTGAGATTATGTGGCGAGCAAGCAATATTTCAGTGTCAATGCAGAATATTCCTGCCCAAACAAGCCCTACAAGACCAGCAACTCCGTCTGTGATTCTTACGATACAGCACGTTTCCTCTAATGGATACACAAGCAATACATTTGAAGACCCATTTGTAAGCTCAACATCGCAAGGTAGCGCTGTTATTACTCACGCAGCAAATACAGTGGCAGGAAGAACCTACGATTATGTTATTGTTGGCTAATGGAAACTAAATATATTACTCCGCAAGAGCTAAGGTCGTGGTGGCCTTCCGTTAGACCAGGACTAGAGAATGTGAAAACGAAAAGCCCTGAAGATTGGATTGTTGAGGATGTATATGTAGATTGCTATAACGGTAGATCGATGCTTTGGGCATTGATTGATGATGGCAAGACGATAGGGTTTTGGGTATTACAGCCAGACGGCGATAAATTGCACGTTTGGGCTGGTTGGTCGTTAGAAAATAGACATGATAACCTTGAAAATGGATTAAAATACATAAAAGAGGTTGCGCGTCAAGGTGGAGCGAAATACATAACATTTTCTAGTCATCGAAAAGGCTGGATTAAGAGGGCAAAGAGTCTTGGATTTAGCCCTAGAACATGGATAAGTGAGGTTTGATATGGCTGGTGGATCACAAGGTTCTACATTTACTCCAACAGAGACAACTCTTGATCCTACGCTGCGTCCTTACGTTGACACAGCGCTAAGTGAGGCAGAGAGGCTTCGTCAAGCTGGTGGCCCTGCTTACTATGGTGGTGAAACCTACGTTAAGCCTAGCGCACAAACTCAGACAGCGTTGTTCTTAGCGCAACAACGTGCAGGTCAAGGCAGCCCATTACTCAAAGGCGCTCAAAGCACAGTACAGGGTCTAATGGGTACTCAAAGCCCATATGAGTCGCAGTATGCTAGTAGGGCTGGTCAGACTAGCCAATACGGTTCGGCATTTGATGCTTTAGCCGGTCAAACTAGCAAGTATGGCTCTGTGTTTGATGAGATTGGTCAGGCTGCTAGTCCGTATCAGCAGCAGTTTGCAGGCATGGCTCAAAACGCTTACGTTGATCCTAATCAATCCTTTTATGAGGGTATGCGTGGCGGTGCAATGCAGAATGAGGCATTAGCTGGCACTCGCGCAACATCACAAGGTGCGTATCTTGGCGGCAGTCCTTATCTTGAGGGTGCATTAGGCCAGGCTAATCGTCTAACGGCTGAATCGTTGCAAGAAGGCATACGTGGTCTACAAAGCAAAACATCATTAGCAGGTCGCTATGGCTCTGGCGCAGAGCAGCAATTAGCTGGCAAGATGGGTGATGCTGCCGCTAGGGCTTTGGCTGAACAGAATCAACAAGCATACCTGCAAAACTACCAGCAAGAGCGTGGTTTGCAAGAACAAGCACTGCAATCTCTTGGTGGTCTATCGCAACAAGGTTTTGTCAATCAACTCACAGGCGCTCAAGGTCTTGGTACTGCGGCACAGCAAGCCTACGCTAATCAAATGGGTGCTACACAAGCTGCTCAAGGTGTTTACGGCTCTGATCTTGCTAATCGCATGGCTGCTGCACAAGCAGGTCAAGGCGTTTACCAGCAAGACTTTGCTAATCAAATGAGTGCAACTCAAGCAGGACAGAATGTGTACCAGAGTGATTACGCTAACCAAATGGCTGCGCTGGCTGGCGCTCAGGGCGTAAGAGGTGAGGATATAGCTACACGTATGGCTGCTGCTGGCATGGCTCCTGGTCTTGCTGCTGCTGACTATGCTGATCTTGATAGATTGATGGCTGTTGGTCAGGCTCAAGAAGGCTATACAGCGGCTCAACAGGCTGCTGATAAGGCTCGCTACGACTACACAGCACAGTTACCGTATCAAACGCTGCAAAACTATGGTGCATTTATCACTGGCTTACCGCGTGGTGGTATCACTAAAGAATACGTTGCGCCTAAAACTGCGGCTGAACAAGCTGCTGCGGCTGCTAGCTCCGGTCAATACAGCGACACCGGCTGGACTTCTGCAATTAAAAGATAAGGAATACTATGGCTGACCCAATTACACTAGCTGCTGTCGGTTCTGCAATGAGCGCTCCTGCTGCTGTTGCCGCCGCTACTCCTTTTACTATGGGAGCATTAGGTGCTGCTGGCACTGCTGGTGCTGCTGGAGCTACTACTGCCGCTATGGGTGCAGGTGCTGGTGCGCTTGGAACTATGGGAGCAATTGGTGCTAATCCACTAATTACAGCAGGAACTAATGCTGCACTAGCTGGAAATAGCTTGCTAGGCGCAGCTGGTAATGCTGCTGCTGGTCAGGCTGCAACTATTATTCCTACTCAAGCGTTTCCTGCTGCGTTATCGTCAGCTAATCCTGCATTTGTTGGCCCACAGACATTTATGGGGCCACAAGCGCCTACATTCATGCAGTCTGCTATTAACACAGGTCAAAACATTCAGGGATTGATGGGTGAGAATCCTGCATTAACTAGCGTGGCTAAACAGGCTGTTGGTGGAATGATGGAACCGCCGCCACCACCACAAGTATTGCAAGCACCACCAATTCAAAGCGGTCAATTCGCTCCTGTAGACTTTATGAGCTTACTTAGCCAAAAGCCACCACAGATGCAGCGTCGCACTTCATTGTTAGGATAATTATGGCAACTCAACAAGAACTTGATGAGCTTTACAATGCTTTCCCATCGTCAAAGCCTACTGGGTTGACTGGACTTGCTCAAAATGTCTTTGGCACTGTTCCTAGTTACTACGAGGGATTGCTTGGCCCTGCTGAGACACAAGCGCTGCAAAAGAGATCAACTAATCAAGGCTTGTTAGGTGCTGCTATCGGCTTGCTAGGCGGTATGGGTACGCGTGGCACTACTGCTGCACAAAACATCGCTGGCGCTCTTAGCGGTGGTATGCAAGCCTCACAGGGTGCTATTCAGCAAGGTCTGACTAACTATCAGATGCAGCAACAATTAGCACAAACTAAGATTGCTCAAGATCAAGCTGCATCATTACGCGCTGACGTTGCTAGAGTTATGCAAATGCCAGAGGTGCGGAATAATCCTGCATTGATTGCTTCATTGCGTGCTGATCCTGCTAAGACTTTGGCATGGATTAACGAAAACATGGCTGTTAGCCAAGCATATCAACCGCAAGCACCACAGCAAGCACCACAACAACCAGGCGCAGAAACGTCTATGGTTGAGCCTCCACCGCAAGCCGGAATGTTGCCACCAGTACCTGCTACAGCAGCAAAATCTCAATATCAAGCGCAAAAAGATAGATTACTGACTGCTAATCAGCGTCTTACTGGATTACCAGGTAAGACTGCACAAGATGCCATTAAGAATAACCTAGATCAAATTGCTGCACTTGATAAACAATTGATGCAAGAGAATGTAGCTACATTTGATTTTAATGGCATTAAAGGTACTGTATCTCCTGATCTATTGCCACAAGTTAATAACTTACAGCGTCTTGCTGAGACGGGTCAAATTACAGCAAAAGACTTGCAGGATGGTCTTAAAGATATTCAGAAATCTGATTTTGAGTTTAAGAATAATCAGCGTGATTACAACAAAGAGGCTGTGCGAGTTGCCGGCGCTATGTTCCCAGGCGTTGCTATTAGCTCGCTTAATGCTCAACAACTTGGTCAACTGCAAAATAGACTTGATACGCTTGACATTGCTAAACGTAGAGCAGGTGCTACTACGATCAATATGCCTAGCGAATCAGAGCGTACTGCTGGATTCTTAACTAATCGCGTACAAAATTCATTAGCTCAATTACAACAAGCGGTTGGTGTGTCTCCTAGCGCAGCATCGCCTAACTTATCTGCTGAAGTTAT